CGGTGTCGTCCTCGATCTCCCAGCGGGTCGATGCGGACTCGGTGTTCGGCGTGGCGGTGGCGGTCACCGTCTGGGTGTCGCCGATCTCCAGCACGACGTTGGCGTCGTCGATCTCGAGACCGGTAACGGCGACGGCGTTGGCGGACACGATGGCGTAGACGCCCTTCTTGTCGGCACGACGGATGGCACCGCCGACGCGGACGAGGAAGGAGTAGACGCTGCCGTAGTAGGTCGGGTCGTCGGCGCGGTCGAACATCACGACCTCGCCCAGGGCGCGGGACACGGAGTCACGCTGCCAGGCAAGACCGCCGGCCAGGTCGGTGGCGGCGCCGGCAGCGCCGTAGGCCTTGAGGGTGCCGTCGGCGGCGAAGCGATACACCGTGGAGCGCATCATGACCTCGAAGCCGTAGAGCATACCCATGACGCCGCGCTTGATGTCGGCGGCCTGGAAGAAGCCGATGGCCTGCGTCTGCGTCATGCCGTCCAGCAGCTGCTGGTACATGTTAGCATCGAGCAGGAGGACGCGGCCCTCGATGGGCACGTTGTCCTGGTTCATGCGCAGCTGCAGGGCAGCCACGTCAGCCGGGCGGATGGCCTTGCGCAGGCCGGTGGCGTCAGGCGTCCAGGCGGGAACGCCCTGGCCGCTCGTCTGCACACGGTGGGACGCAGCGGGGAGCCACGCCTCCAGCATGGATTCGCCGGCGGAGAAGATGAGCTGCTTGCGGTCCTGGTCGATGACGCTGTTGCGCTTGTTGTAACTCAGTTCGACTTCGTCAGCATAGGGGATCTGCACCGGGTCGGTCGTCAGCTCGTCCAGGACGTAGTCGATGTCGGTATCGACACGCTTGCTGGCCTGCGCGGGGACGACGGAGCGATTCTTCTGCACGCCGGACGGGGCGCCGGCGTTCGGGATGTGCACCCGCTTGCCCTCATTGACGTACATGTCGTCGTTGACGCCGCGGGAGAGGAAGCTGTCGTCGGCAAAGAGGCCCTCTACGATGGTCCTCTGCCAAATTTCTTTCTGTACTGCCATATTCTTGAAATTCTAAGGTTACTCCTTGACGCCGAACTTCTCCTGGAACTTGGCCATGTAGAGGTCCGGGTGCTCGTTCTTGAGCTCGGGAAGGCGCTCCGCCTTGTCGATCTCGTCCCAGCTCATGTCAGCGAGATCCTTCGCACCGGCGGCGCCGGCGGCACCTGCAGCTTCGTTCAGCAGGTCCTTGACGGTGACGGGCTTGTTCTTCGCGGGCATCGCGTCGATGATCTTGCGCGTGTTGTCGGCGTCGGCCTTCAGCAGCGCCTTGTAGGTCTCGACCTGGTCGGCGGCGATCTTGCCGGCGGCCACGGCCTGGTTCAGATACGCTTCGGTCTCACGCTCCTGGGCGGCAGAAAGCTGCTGCTTGAGCGACTCGACCTTCGCCTCCAGCGCCGGCACCTTGGCCGCGTCGTTGGCAAGCGTCTTGATCTGCGCGAGGCTCTGTTCCTCGGTCAGATCCTGGAAGGTGGACACCTTCTTGAGTTCGTTAATAAAATCCATTCTACTTGTGTTTGAAGGTTGATTGAAATGCAGTTTGTTGGCGAAAGCGTAGATGGCCTCCGCGGTCGGAGAAGCGCCCAGGGCATCGGCGCCCTGGATGTCGAAGACGCCGTCGCACAGGCGGCGGGCGATGGCCTCGTCGGCGGTCATCCAGTGGTCGGTACCGTCGAAGTATTCGGCACGGACGGCGTCCGCGCTCTGGCCGCACTTCTCGCCGATCATCTGGGCGAGGGAGACTTCCAGCCCGGCGATCAGGTCCGCGCACTTGCGCATGTCCTCCACGCCGCCGCTGCAGCTGCCGCTGACCTGGTGGAGCATCAGGCGGGAGAAGCGCGACATATACATCGGCTTGCCGCACAGGGCGATGATGCCGGCGATGGAGGCGGCGAGGCCGTCCACGAAGATCTTGATGTCGGCGGAAGAGGCGCGGAGCGCGTTGTAGATGGCGATGCCGGCGAAGACCTCGCCGCCCTGGGAGTTGATATGCACGTCGATCTGCGGGAAGTCCTGCTCGAGGTACATGAGCTCGGCGGCGACCCGCTCAGGGTCCACACCGTCCTTCTGCGCGCCGATCTGGCCGTAGAGCATCAGCGAGGCGCGGCCTCCGGAGGTCGCGACCACGTTGAGAAATTTGTACTCATTCATAAGTTATAACTATCGGCCGACTTGTGTCGTCCTCGTCGCAAATATGCGCATACGGTCGGCAATTTCAAAATTAAATAATTAACTAATAGCCATTTACGCGATTGAAAAAGCCCGGAAATAGCATTGTGTAAAAAATACATAGTGCGAAATCCATAATTAAAAGCAATATTTGCGAAAAAGATTTGCTTATGGCAGCAGCACTCAAGAACACGCAGAAGAAGACCATCGCCAAGGAGCTCTACCTGAACGGCGACTTCACGCTCGAGGAGATCGCCGAGAAGGTGGGCGCCGTCCGCCAGACCGTGGCCCGCTGGGCCAAGGACGAGAACTGGAAGGACATCAAGGCCTCCATGACCGTCGGCAAGGACAAGATCCTGAAGAACCTCTACGCCCACGTCCAGACCATCAACGACACCATCACGATGCGTCCGGACGGTGAGCGCATCCCCACGCCCAAGGAGGCGGACACGCTGGCCAAGCTGGCCGCCGCCATCGACAAGATCGAGAGCGAGAGCGGCATCCGCGAATATGTCAACGCCGGCATCGCCTTCCTGACCTTCGTGCGCTCCACCGCGCCGCAGAAGGCCGTCGAGATCAGCTACTTCTGGGACTCCTTCATCAAAGACAAGCTCCGCTAGCCTATGAAAGAGATCGACAAGAGGGCACTACAGGAGTGGGAAGCCTTCCGGGACAATATCCGCCGGGAGACGCCCACGGAGCTGCTCAGCGACGCCGAGCTGGTGCGGAAGCGCGCCCACCTCGAGGCGCATCCGGTCGAATGGATGCAGTATTTCTTCCCGAACTACGCCAGCTGCGACTTCGCGCCCTTCCAGACGGCCGCCATCGGCCGCATCGTCAGGAACGACGAGTGGTTCGAGGTGTGGAGCTGGGCCCGTGAGCTCGCGAAGTCCACGGTGGCCATGATGCTCGAGCTCTTCCTGATGCTCACCGGCCGCAAGCACTACCTGCTGATGGTCAGCGCAACGCAGGACGCTGCCGTCCGCCTGCTTGCCCCCTACCGGGCCAACCTCGAGGCGAACCAGCGCATCAAGCAGTTCTACGGCGAGCAGCCCTCGCCGTCCAAGTGGGAGGAGGACCACTTCGTCACCAAGGGCGGGCTGTCCTTCCTGGCCGTCGGCTTCGGCAACGCGCCCCGAGGCACCCGCAACGAGGCCATCCGTCCGGACATCATCGACATCGACGACTACGACACCGACAAGGACTGCCGCAACCCCGTCACCCTGGACAAGAAGACCGAGTTCATCGAGCGGGCCGTCATCCCGACGCGCTCCGTCAACAAGGCCACGCTCATCCTCGCCAAGGGCAACCTCATCGCCAAGGACACCGTCATCGGCCGCCTGGGCACGAAGGCGGACAAGCACTCCATCGTGAACATCGTCGACAAGGACGGCAACAGCAGCTGGCCGCAGAAGAACACCCTCGAGCACATCGAGCGCATCAAGGCGACCATCTCCTCCGGAGCCTTCCAGGCGGAGTACATGAACAACCCCATCCAGGAGGGCAAGATCTTCAAGAACCTCCCCCTGGGCAAGATGCCGCCCCTGCGCAGCTTCAAGTTCCTGGTCTGCTACGGCGACCCGTCCACCTCCAACAAGGGCAAGGCGGGCAGCTCCACCAAGGCCGTGTGCCTGGTGGGCCGCGCCGGCACCACGTACTACGTCCTCAAGGCCTTCGTCGACCACTGCACCAACGCCACGTTCATCGACTGGTACTACCAGATGCAGGAGTGGGTGGCCGGCCGCGTGCCGGTGTTCTACCTCATCGAGAACAACAGCCTGCAGGATCCTTTCTACGAGCAGGTCTTCCTGCCGCTCATCCGCGAGGAGAACGCCCGCCGCAGCGACAGCCTCTTCATCACCGGCGACGCCCGCCCGAAGACCGACAAGGCCGCGCGTATCGAGGCGAACCTGGAGCCCATCGACCGCAACGGAGCCTGGCTCTTCAACGAGGACGAGGCCGACAATCCGCACATGGTCGAGCTGCTGGACCAGTTCAAGCTCTTCGAGCCGACGATGCCCTACCCTGCCGACGGCCCGGACTGCCTGGAGGGCGCCATCGCTGAGCTCAAGCGCCGCCTGCAGCTGGAGGTCTACCACGTCGACGTATTCACACGCGGCGACCTGATCGACCGCGACTCGAGGATGTAATAAAACGCCATTTAATTGTCATTAAACGCAAATAACATATCATTTTATGAGCCGATTTATCCAAGAGACAGACTACGACGCCTCCATCCACCGGGAGATCCTGGACGCGCTGCTCAGGCACGACAGCGACACCTCCGACGAAGCCATCGTGCACATCTGCGAGGACCGCGCCATCGAGGAGATGCGCGGATACCTGGACAAGTTCTACGACACCGACGCGATCTTCTCCGCAACCGGAGAGGAGCGCAACCAGCTGGTGCTGATGATGGCGGTGGACATCGCCGTCTACCACATCTTCTGCCAGCATAACCCGTACAAGATCTCGGAGATCCGCAAGGAGAGGTACAACCGCGCCATCGACTGGCTGAAGGCCGTCGCCGCCGGCAAGATCACCATCGCGAACGCCCCGAGGCTCCCGGAGGAGGAAGCGGCCGCGGCATCCCCCTGGAGGCTTGAATCCAACGAGCTGCGCGGCTGTCACTTTTAATTTCGCGAATTATGGCTGAAGCAGCAAAACGCGGCCGCCCGGCGGCCAAGAAGACCATCACCCAGGGAGGCATCACCCAGCTCACCCCGACGCAGCAGAACCTCACCGTCATCCTGCAGAGCCCCGAGCTCTTCCACTTCGACATCAGGCGCTACATGGACAGCCTGCAGTCCGCCAGCGCCATCGACTTCTACAACCGGACGCAGCTCTACGACATCTATCACTCCGTGATCACCACGGACGGCCACCTCTCCGGCATCATAAACAAGCGCCTGAGCGCCGTGTCCCGCGAGCGGTTCGAGTTCCAGCGCGACGGCAAGCCCGTCGACGAGATAAACGCGCAGATCCGCTCGCCCTGGTTCCGCCGGTTCGTCCGCGAGGCGGTCAACTCCAAGCTGTGGGGGTTCTCACTCTTCCAGTTCATGCGCGACGACCAGGGCTGGATCACCTTCGACCTGATCGACCGCAAGCACTTCGACCCTGTCAAGAAGGAGGTCATGCTGTACGAGCGCGACGTCAACGGCGTGCCGCTCGACCGCTTCTCCAACTGCCTGGTCGTGTGTGACGACCCGCGCGGGCTCGGCCTGCTGGCCACCTGCGCGCCGTACGCACTCTACAAGCGCGGCAACTTCGGAGACTGGGCCCAGTTCTGCCAGATCTTCGGCATGCCCATCCGGGAGTACACCTACGCCGCCGGCGACGAGGAGGCGCGCAAGCGGCTCCTGCAGGACGCCCGGAAGCAAGGCGCCAACGCCGTCTACATACACCCGGAAGGCTCCAGCATGACGCTGCACGAGAGCGGCCAGAAGTCCGGCACCAACGACCTCTACGAGCGCTTCACCGGCGCCTGCAACGACGAGATGTCCATCGCCGTCCTGGGCAACACGCTCACCACCAAGAGCGACACCAACGGCACGCAGGCCCTGGGCACCGTGCAGGCCAAGGAGCAGATGAAGATCACCGAGGACGACGTGCAGTTCATCCTCGACCTGCTCAACTACGACATGACGGAGATCTTCGCCAACCTCGGCATCAACACCGCCGGCGGCGAGTTCGTCCACATCGAGCCGAAGTACACCGACAAGCAGGTGCAGATCAACGTCGTCTCTAAGCTCAAGGAACTCGGCCTGCCGATGTCGGACGACTACCTGTACGAGACCTTCGACATTGAGAAGCCAGACGACTACGACGCCCTCAAGCGCGACATCGACGCCACGCGGCTGGCCGCCGAGGAGCGCACCCGCCAGATAGCCGACCGGCTCAACCGGCCGGGCGGCGAGGAGCCCACCAACGAGGACAAGGTCCGCTTCTTCGACCGGTTCAGGCGTTTTTTCGGACTAGCCCCGCAGGGCGGGGCGCCCGCGGATCCTTTGCCGTTCTGATAGACAAGCAGTACGGCTGCGGCTGCCCCGTCTGCAGCGGTGCCGCCGGCGGGTTCCGCAACGAATCCGTTCAGCTGCCGGTAGTGTTCAGCGCCCGCGCGCTGAGCGAGGGTCTGCGCGCCATCTATGACGAGAAGATAGACGTCCGGACGGAGATCGAGCGCCACATCTTCGAGGAGACGCTTAGACTGTTCAACGAAGCGACAGCGCAGGGCCTCTCCGACAGCATCGACCCCGATCTGATCACCGACCGGTTCCTCCAGGAGCTCCGGACAAATAACGCCGTCTTCTCGGCCTTCCGGACGCATCGCATGCAGAACGACATCGCCCGGCAGCTCATTGACCCGCTCACCGGCCAGCTCAAGAGCTTCGACCGGTGGAAGCTGGACATCAAGGGAATGACGGACCACTACGTTCACTCCTGGCTGCAGACGGAGTACGACACCGCCGTCATCCGGGCGCACCAGGCCGCCGACTGGAAGCACTTCATCGAAGAGGCTGACGTCCTCCCGAACATCCGCTGGATGCCGACCACCTCCATCACTCCGGATCCGCTGCACCAGCACTACTGGGAAAAGCGGCTCACCCTGCCCGTAAACCACCCGTTCTGGCAGGAGCACCGCCCGGGCGACCGTTGGAACTGCAAGTGCTCCCTGCAGCAGACCGACGACCCCGTCAACGCCTCGGCGCTCGACGGCTGGACGCCGCCCCTTCCGCAGCCCGGACTCGACAACAATCCGGCCAAGGACGGCCAGCTGTTCAGCGACACGCACCCGTACTATACAGAAGCATACCCTGGAGCCCAGCAGGCCGTCAACAACCTGATGCGCAAGCAGAGCCCCTCCAGCCTCCGGAGGACCGAAGAGGAGAAGGAGCGGATCATACGAGAATGGAACGAGCGAAAGGAGATCCGCGCAAACGAAGCGGCAATCGCCGAGCGCCTGGAGATGAGGATCCCTTCCCGCGGGATGACTTTTGAAGAGGCCAACGAAATGCGCAGCAATCCGAAATACCTCGAGTCTAGGATGTACCAGGTAAACTGTCAGTCGTGCGTGGTTAGCCACGAGCTCCGGATGCGCGGGTGGGACGTCGAGGCGATCGGGAACAACCGGAAGAGTGACTCGCTGGCCAGGAAGCTATCATACCGCACGCAGAACGCGTGGATAGACCGCTTCACCAACAGCTCGCCGGCTACAACATCGGCCCAGGACTTCGCAGAAATGGCTACAAAGGCGTCCGCCATCGGCCGGTACCACGTGAAATGGCACTGGGCCTCTATGTTCAGCGGCCACATCATCACCTTCGAGCGAACTGCTTCCGGCGCGTTCTTCTACGACCCGCAGGCCGGGATCAGATACACGCTGGAGGAGATTGTCGGGAAGTGGGGCGAAAGGATCCGGAAGGGTTCGGTCGAGTTCTACAGGGTTGACACGCTGAACGTGAACCCCGACTACGTGAAGGTCGCGAAAAGGAAACCGAAACCGAGGACTAAGAAAAGATCTCCATGATCTTCTCGGTCTCGTCAGGAGTCGCCCACCTGGGCGAGGAGGAGGCGGAGAGGATGTACTGAGGGAGACCGATGGCGCACTCCTCCTCGGTGTCTGCCAGATAGACATCGAACTCTTCCCAGACGCCGAGATGCTTGACGACCGGGAAATCTTCAGACTCAGCGAGTCTTTTAATATTAGCGGGAACTGCCATACGCCGCGAATGTATAAATTAATTTGAAAACTATCAACAATTTATTGATTTTTTTGACATGCCGGCACCCGATTTTAGAAAGATGGTACAGGACGACCTGAAGGAGCTGCAGCGCCTGCAGCGCCGGGTGCTGCCCGTCAAGGTGGGCCGGGCGGTGCAGGCGTCCGTTCGGGAGAACTTCCGCCGCGGCGACTTCTACGGCGGCCAGGACTGGGAGCAGCCGCTGCGCTCCAAGCTGGGGTTCAGCGGGGCCGGCGGACAATACGGCCCGCTGCTCTCAGGCAGCAACCACCTGATGATGTCCAACGACTACGTCCCCATGGACGGCCGGGTGCTCATCCGCAACCTGGTGCAGTACGCCTCCGTACACAACGACGGCGACCAGATCGCGGTGACGCAGCGGATGAAGAAGTTCTTCTGGGCGAAGCACTACGAGGCCGAGGAGATCCGCGGCAAGGGCTCCGTGGAGGCGGACTTCTGGCGCAACATGGCGCTCAAGAAGCCGGGCGGGCGCATCAAGATCCCGCGGCGCCACTTCCTGGGCCCGGACAAGGCCGTCAACAAGATAGTCAAGGGAGTCATCGACACCGAGCTCCGTAACTTTGTAAATCAGCACTCAAATGGAAAAATTACTGCAAGATCTCATTAACCTCTTCGGGCAGATGATGCCCGAGCTCTCCACCATCGACGAGGACTACGGCCAG